TTTCGACCGGGCGGGCCGCGCTGACACAAATTCCGCAACCATACATCGACTACATGCTCGATCCCGAGCGTGTGCAAGGGAGGGTTACGATATGAAGTTGCCTGATTTGACCGGAAAAACCGTCGCCATCATCGGCGGCGCACCTGGCGCAACCGTTCCGCCCGCCGATTATGTGATCGCAGCCAGCAGCGGAATATGCGCCGCGCCGTCCGCCGACATGCTGGTGATGATCGACGGTAAAGTACCTCCGCACTGCCCCGGCACCGACGCAGATTTCACCGGACTGCGTGTTGTCGGCATCCCGGTGGATCGCACCGATGCGCTCTATATCCCGCTACCGTATGAAGTGACGCGCGGCGTTCATTTCCGCAACAACGGCATATCGGCCATCCGCATCGCCGCCGACTGTGGTGCTGCGCGGATATTGCTGTCAGGCTTTGATCCGGCGGCATACGACGCGTTCAATGCTGAGTTCGGCTATGCCGGCCTGACCGCCGCCGCGCTGCCGGCGCTGATCGCCGAGTTATCCGCGCGCGGGGTCACTGTCGAGTTCTACGCACCGCCGGCTGCGCCAAAGCGAGGCAAATCGTGGACATAGGCGCGCTCGACAAACGCGCCAGGATTGAAAAGCGTGTCGTAAGCCAAGACCCCACTTACGGCACGGATGTCGTAACGTGGCAAACGCTCGCCGTCGTCTGGTGCAATCTGGTCGATTCGATGCCGAGCCGCGACGAGCAAATCCGCAACGGCTTGTCCATGATGAAGGTTCGGTGCAGAATGCGGATGAGGTATCGCTCGGACGTGACGACCGATATGCGCGTGGTGCTGATGCGTCCGACCGAACAAACGTGGTCAATTATTGGCGGGCCGGCGGAAATCGGCGTGCGGGACGGTATCGAACTGATGATCGAGAGGGTATGATTGTGGCTGACCAGCACGTTACCGGGCTGAAAGAATTGAACGCCCTGCTGCAATCCCTGCCGGTCAAGATGGAGGTGAACATCATGCGCGCCGCCATGCGCCAAGGTGCCAAAGTTATCGCCGACCAGGCCCGCGCAAACGTCCCTGTCGCCGCGCCGTCCGACCGTAACCGTGAGCGGTATGGCGGATATGCCGGGGCGCTACGCGACAGCATCCGTGTAGGCGGTCGCAGTCGGCGCGGGCGCGTCACGGCGTACATCCGGGCAGGTGGCACAAAGACCAAGGGCGGTGCGGACGTGTTCTACGCCTCATGGGTTGAATATGGCACGAAGCCGCACGCGAACGGTCGTCGCGGGTTCCATCCTGGCGCGCGGCCGCATCCGTTCCTGCGCCCCGCCGCCGACACTGCGCAAGCTGACGCGCTGGTGGCTATCGGCAAGTGGGTTTATCGTCGGTTGGAGACTCGCGGCGGGCTGGATAACGCACTGTCCGACATCACCGTGGAGAAGGAAGAATGAGCGGCACGGCTATCGCATGGTACAAACTCAAGACCAACGCGGCGCTGATCGCGCAGGTTCCCGCTGCGCGCATATTCTCCGGCCCGATCCCGCTCAACGCGACGTTGCCTGCCATCGGCGTGACGAGTGTGAGCAATGTGCCGAGCACGAACGTCAACATGTCAAATACGACCCTGATGACCGAGCGCGTCCAGGTTACGCTTTACGCCACGACCTACCCTACGCAGAAATCTATTCTCGCGTTGATCCGCACGGCACTGGCAAACGCACACGGCACGGTCAACGGTTTCACGTGTGAGTCGATCGTGCCGGCCGGCGAGGGGCCTGATATTTTCGACGACGTGACGCTGGTGTATGAGCAGGCAGCGGATTATTTGGTGCGGTGGCACAGATAGCCCTTGCGTAATTTGGAGGTGGTAAATGGAAGAACTGCTACAATTGATTGAGGAAACTGCGAACATGTTGCGCGGAATGACACTCGATCCTGCGATACCAAAACACGCGAAGGATGCGATGCGGCACAGAATTGAGACACTTGAACAAGCGGTAGCGTCACGTTTGGAATAACTTGCGCCCCCATCAATAACTTGTGGTAGGATGGCGCAATGTAGGTATGTAGCACCTGAACCTAACGCAGTGATGCGCCGGTTCAGCCCATTAACTTAACGCCGCGATGGCGCTAGAGAAAGGAACGATCATGGCAGAACGTACAGTAATTGAAGCTCTCTCGGGCGCTACCGTAGCAATCAGCGCCACTCTCCCCGCAACATACGACGCCGCCGGCTATGGTGCAACAAGCATCACTTACACCGCCATCGGCCAGATCGAGAACTTCGGCAATCATGGCGTGACTGCCACCGTGACCGAGTTCACGCCGATCGACACGGCAGTCGTGACAAAGATCAAGGGTTCAAAGAACTACGGCAACATGGACTTGACTCTGGCCGCTCTGCCGAGCGATGCGGGTCAGGACATCGCCGAGACTGCCGCCGAGTCCAGCGCGCACTACAGCATCAAGCTCACCTACGCCGACACCTCCGTTCACTATCTGGATGTGCTGGTGTTCAAGTTCGAAGATGCTGGTGGCACCGTGAACGATGTGCACAAGAAGAACATCAGCTTCGCCATCTGCCGCAAGCCGGTAATCGTGCCGCAGGCATAACCGAGCATAGGCGCGGCGGTGTCGCCTTCGCTGGCGCACTTGCCGCGTACTAGCAGTATCCGGCCGCCAGCACGGGGCCTTCTTATCAACCCGCGAAGGAGTATCAAAATGGACATCCGCACCAAGGCCGTACAACCTACCACCATTCTGCATCTGCGCGATGCTGCTGACGAACTGATGTTTGATGGCGAAAAACCTGTCACCGTGACCATCTACGGCCCCGGCTCCAAGCAATTCGCCAAGGCGCAAGCAGCGCAGCAAAACCGTATGTTGGACAGCTTGAAGCGCAAGGGCAAGACTGACCAGACCGCCGAGCAGAAGCGTGCAGAACAGGCCGAGTTCCTGACCGAATGCACAGCGTCGTTCGAGAACGTGTCTTACGGCGATCTGACCGGCGCTGCGATGGCGAACGCCGTGTATTCCGACATCGAGATTGGCTTCATCGCCGATCAGGTTGCGAAACACATCGGCGACTGGGCAAATTTTTCCAAGCCCTCCGCGACGAACTGACGCTGTACGTCCGGCACGCGGCGTGGCTTGATGCCGTGCCGGACGCCCCGAAAGGGTCTGACAAACGCCAGCCGCCACGTAGGGAAGTGTTGACGAAGGCGCTCGATCAGGACGTGTTGGACATGCCAGAATGTGACGCGGCGTATCTTGTCGGGTATCTCTTTGAAATTGGCCCGACTCTGGCGGGCGGCATGGGGGAGTCACCCCTGCCCGATACCGAGATAGAATCGTGGCAACGCAACACCGGAATCGAACTGCAATCATGGGAGGCACGTGCCGTGAAACGTCTGTCGCGCGAATATCTGTCGGAAGCACAAGCCGCGACTGAGCCGAACCGCCCGTGCCCGTGGCCTGCCGCGCCGTATGCGGGGCTGTACATGTCGATCAGGATGCAACAGGCGGTCAAGGAGATGGCGGAATGATCGCCGGACAACTCGAAATCCTACTTTTTGCCAACATCGCCCGCTTGTCGGACGATATGCGCCGTGCTGAGCGTGTCGTTGGCGACAGCATGGGCAAGGTGGAAAAATCCGTCGCCAGTGCCAAACAGGCGATGCAATCGCTCGGCATGGGGTTATCCATCGGCGTTATCGCCAACACGTTGCGCGGAATCTCTGACTCCTACACCAAACTCGACGCGCAATTGCGTCTGAGTACAAAATCCCAGCAATCCTACAACCAGGCACTCGTAGACATCCGGCACATCTCGCAGGTCGCCCAGGCAGACATATCTGCGACGAGTATGCTCTACACGCGCCTGATGAACACTATGGACGGCACGGGCGTATCGCAGCGCAAGCTGGCAACCGTAACTGAGACGGTCACGTTCGGCCTCAAGGCATACGGCGCAACATCGGCGGAAGCTGCGTCTGCGGCGCTGCAACTGTCGCAGGCGATGGGCGCGAACCGGCTCGGTGGTGAAGAGTTCCGTGCCGTCATGGAGGCTATGCCGAACGTGATGAAGGTTCTGGCGACCAGTATGGGCGTGTCGATTGGCGAACTGCGCAACCTGTCGATGGCTGGCAAGATCACAGCCGCAGAGATGATAAAGGCGTGGGGCAACCCAGAGATTGCGGCGCAGTTCAAAAAGTACGCCGAGAACGCGCAGACGATCACCGGGGCGATGACGAACGTGCGCAACGAGTTGTTGCTGCTGGTCGGCGAGTTTGCGAAGGCCACAGGATTCACAGGTGGCACGATCGCCATGTTCAACGCGCTGGCGGACGGCGTGCGGATCACTGCGACGTACATGAAGGACTTGGTGCTTATCACCGGGGCGTATATCGCGCTGAGTGTGTCCAAAGTCATATACGGATACGTCATGGCACTCGTCGCGCAGCGAGCCGCCGCGTTGGCCGTTGCGCAGGCCGAGATGGTCAAAACGAACATGACGTATGGCGCGTCTGCCGCGAGTGTTGCCGCGTCGCGCGCAGCCGTTGCGCAGGCCGCGGCAAATATGACCCTGACAGGAAGCATCGTCAACGCCGGGACTGCGCTGCAACGCTTCATTGTGGCGAATCCGTTGTTGGTCGCATTCGGCTCGATAACTGCCGCTGTGGTCGTATTGAAAAACAATTTCACCGAGATGATCGACCAGGTTGGCAAATTCCAAGAGAAAATCCGCGCCATGTCGATCGACTCGTTGCGTGCGCAGCGTCAGATGGAAGTCGCCGCCGTTGCGAGCATGAAAGGTTCGATGTTGAGCGGATTTTATGAGCGCGACATTTTGTTTGGCGAGCGTCGTATTCGGATGCTTGACGCACAGATCGTGGCGTTGGATGCCGCCGCGGAGCGTGAGAAAAAAATCGTGTCGAAGCCTGGTGGCAGGGCCGATACGACCGGCCATTCGTCTCGCATGGAGCAAATTGTCATCGAGTTGCAAGCGAGCATCGACGCCGAGGGCAAGAAGTTGACTCATCGGCAAAATGTCGAGAAGGAATACGCGAAGTTGCTCACGCAACAGAGCGAGATGAAGGTGAAGCTGTCCAAGGCGGAAATCGCCGAGCAGACGGCCGCATACAAGAAGGCGTTGGTGCTGGCCGATCAACTCTTTGCCATCGAGCGCATGAAAGCATGGGGCGATGCCATATCGTCAAGCATCATGTCCGGCTTCGAGTCCGGCAAGGGTTTCGTCCAGGGCTTTACCGACAGCATGAAACAGTCGTTCAAGACTCTGGTGATCGAGCCGCAAATCAAGGCCGCAGTGATGGAGGCGATGCCGATATTCCAATTCAAAGACGCCACGTTGACTGCCAACACTGCCGCGATCCAAGCCAATACCGCGGCGATGTCTGGGCAGACGAGTACGTCTGCGACCAGCGACACATCCGGCGGGGGTAGCTATTGGGGCCTGATAATCGCTGCGTTCGTCGCTGTGATTATGAAGATGCTGGACAACGCGGCCGTGCGCATGACTGCAAAAATGACTGAGGTATGGGTATCGGCGGCAGAGGGCGTCACGGGTCGCGTGGCGTTCATCTGGGCGAATGCTGATGTGCAATTTGGAGCACTCGGCACAGCACTGACGAACACGCTGAATAACGCTGTCAACGAGTCGATCGCCACATACGCCGCAGCCGGCGACATGATCGGCATAACCGACGTTCGCACCAAGGATTTCAACCTGCACATCAAGACAAGCGGCGACGTTCTTGCCGCGCTGTCTAACGGACTCGGAGACGCCCTGGTGCCGGCGTTGCGTTCGCTGAGTCGTGAGGGTGAAACGTTGGAGCAGACTGCCAAGCGCGTCACTGAGTCGTTCCGTGCGACGAACGAATTGCTCGCCGCGCTTGGTGTGTCGCAAGGCGCGGCATTCGGCGGATTTGGTCTCGGGTCGGCGGCGGGCCGCGATGCGCTGATTGCCGCGTCCGGCGGATTGCAGGCGTTTACCACGAACGCGCAAGGCTTCATAAAGAACTTCCTCACCCCTGCGCAACAAATGGCCCCTGCGCTGGATCAGGTCGGCCGCACGTTCGCACGTCTCGGGATAGAAGGTGTGAGCACGAACGAGCAATTCGCCGCGCTAGTCAAGCAGCAAATGGAACTGGGCAATACCGATGTGGTGGCGCAACTGCTGTCCGTTTCGGACTCGTTCAACACGATCACGAAGTCTGCCGCAGATGCGAATCGTCAAATCAACGCGCTATTCAGCAAAGACAAGTTCGCCACACTGGTCGATTACAACCGTGCGCTCGGACTCGCGGGCGGTGCTGCGGCGGCAACTATCGGAGCGGCAACCGCAACTGCGGCTCAGACACTCGCGCAAGAAGCGGCAGGGACGGTTGGGTTTGGAGCGGCCAATCCTGTCGTTCCAGGCGCAACCCCGACTGATGTGACGCAGGGAGGTTTCAGCGTATTGATCGACTGGTTGAAAGCAAAATTTCAGGAATTGCTCGACTGGATCAAAGAGAAGGCTCTGCAAATCGCACAACTGATGCTGGAACTTCCGCAACGGATGTTGGACGAGATGGTTCGTGTGTGGGAGGCACTACCAAATCCACCATCGTTCCAAGAGTTCGCAGACGCCATGCACGCCATTCTGCCACCTATGGTCGATGTGAAAAACGCGTTTGGCCTGCTTGCGCAACCACTCGACGTTGTTGGCAAGATGTTCTCGGCAATGACGCCGCCAATGGTCGATGTGAAAAATGCGTTCGAGTTGCTGATGGAGCCATTGCGCGCATTGCGCGATCTGATTCAGTCGTTGCCGAATCCGCCAGGCATGGGTGGCGGCGGTGGCGGGGGTTTCCCCGCCCCACCCAGCTTTGGCCTGTGGTCTGCAAACGGCAACGCATTCGGCCCGCGCGGTGTTCATGCGTTCGCCAACGGCGGCGTATTCTCATCGCCAACACCGTTCGCATTTGCCAATGGTGGAGGATTCTCGCTCGGTGTCATGGGTGAGGCAGGCGACGAAGCCGTGATGCCTCTATCGCGTAAGAATGGACGACTGGGTGTGCGCATGGACGGCGGTGGCAGTGATCCGGCACTGCTCGCCGAGATACAGGGGTTGCGCTCCGACCTGCGTGCGTCGCAGGGTGCCATCACACTCAGCAGCGAGAAGTCACGCAAGATTCTGGACAAGTTTGATAGAGAAGGCCTGCCTGCGGAGCGTGTGAGATGAGTTTGACTATTGACGACGGCGTGGATCAATCGCAAGTTCGGTATATTGCAGTAGCTACGCGCGGGCCGAACGGCGTGATGCAGACCGCACGAGGCCACGATGGGCACCAGATTACGATGAGTTACACTGAGGCCGTGATGCGTGGCACGGTGGACGGCGCGGCAGGATTTTCAAGCAACGGGGATTATGTTGCTGGCGCAGCCGTGACAGATTTCCCAGTGCATGAGGCTGGCGCTGTTAATATCTCACTGACTGGTGCGCAGATGTCCGTGGTGTCCAGCAGTGCTAACGACGCCGCCGCCGGAACTGGTGCACGAGCATTGTCGATAGGATATATTGAGCATGGGACATTGGCGGCAAAAAGCGAAACTGTGATTTTGAACGGGACGACACCAGTTCTAACTGTTGCCACAAACATCAGATTTATCAATTCCATGGCCATGATTTCGGCCGGCTCTGGCGGAAAGAATGCCGGGGCGATAACTGCAACGAACGGTGGGCTGACGTACGGCGCAATGTCCATTGGGCACCGTGTGCAAGCGTCATCGTATCGAATGGTGCCCGCCGGAAAAGTGTTTGTTCCGCATGAGATTATCGCAAGTTCCAATAGTGGTGCTGCCGCAGCGCAAACAATTTTCCATATCGTCAACTGGTCGGCATCAATTCCATTTTGGTTGCCGTCAAACGCTATCGGTTGCCAGGATGGGCCGATTGTGATTCCGTTGAAAGCTGGGCGAGTCATATCGGCCGGAGGTATAATTGGCGTTGAAGTCACAACTGACAAAGCCGCGCACGTTACCGCATCCATCATCGGGCACACTGAAAACGCATGAGCAATCTGTTCAAAATCGTTCGACCGTTCAAGATCACCGATGTCGCGCTGGTGTCGAGTACGGTTGACGACAGCGAGTACGCGCCATGGGATAACGCTACGGCATATGCCGTTGGCGACACTCGTACCGTGTCGAATCGCACCGAGGCAGTCACATTTGACACGACCGCCGACACGGTTGCTTGGACGGCGCATGGGGGTGTCAATGGTGACATGGTGACATTCCACGTCGCTGCCGGTACACTGCCGACAGGTATCGTTGCTGATTTCCCGTATTTCATCGTTGGTGCGGCTGCAAACACGTTCCAGGCATCCCTAACCGCCGGCGGTGCAGCAATCAATCTCACTGGAACGCCCGTATCACCGACATATGCCACCATCATCGGTGAATCGCTGGCGTCGTCCGTAACGATGACGCTATCCACGACTACGGGCTTGCCGTCGGTATTCACATGGACGGCACACGGCTGGTCGGATGGGCAAACGCTGCGTCTGATTACGTCTGGGGCGCTATACACTGGACTAACGGTCGAGACACGTTACTACGTCGTCCGGGCGACAGACAACACGTTCATGGTATCGCTGACCAAAGGCGGCCCACCTGTCAAAACGTCTGGCACGCAATCCGGTACGCATTATGTCGTGATCGACAGCCACAAAGACTACGAGTGCTTGAAGGCCGTGACGACGACATCTGGCAACACTCCACCGCACAAACTGACAGCCGCGTATCTCGGCGATGCAGTTACGGCCACGTGGCTCGACCTGGGGGCTACGAATCGCTGGCGGTGCTTCGATGGATCGCTCACATCGCAAAGCGAGGCGACCGACACGATGACTTACGTGATCCAGACCAAGGGACGTTTCGACAGCGTGTATCTCGGCAACGTATCTGCGTCTGAGGTCATCATCACTGCACGCGAGGAACATGGTGGGGCGGTAGTGTACGGGCCGACGACGTATCCATTGCGCTCAACCGTGTCGTCGTCGTCCTATTGGTCGTGGTTCTTCGAACCGATTTCGTTCGTCAGCGACTTCGTTGACATTGACTTTCCGCCGTACAACAATTTGGAAATCACAATCACGTTGAACCGCCCCAATGAGACGGTGCGAGTCGGGGCGGTTGTCGTCGGGCTATCGAAAACGATCGGCACGACACTCATGGGGGCCAGGCTCGGCATTGCTGACTACAGCGTAAAACAGAAGGACGACTTCGGGAACTGGACGTTCGTGGAGCGCACGTTCGCAAAGACGGGTGATTTCTCGGTGATGATTGACCGCGTTGCAGTCGATGCGGCTATACAGGAATTGTCCAAGTACCGCGCGGAGCCGGTTGTGTACGTTGGAGGAACGGCGTACAGTAATACAATAATTTACGGCATTTTTAACTCGTTTGACGTGACGATCACTTACGACACGTATTCGATGTGCAATCTTTCCATCGAGGGACTGACATGACGATCCAAGCTTTTCCAACACCGACGCCATCGCGCGACCAATCGCAGGACGTATTCGATCCTGCCGTCGAAGCGTTCCTCAATCACCTTCCCACGTTCGTATCGGAGGCAAATGCTGTTGCCGTTGCAATGAACCTGAACAGCACAACCGATACAAGCGTATCGAGTGTTCTGATCGGAACAGGCGCAAAGACGTTTACCGTATCGACCGGCAAGTCGTTCCAACCAGGCATGTTCCTGATGTTCGCCGACTCGGCCGCTCCTACGACGAACTGGATTCTGGCCCAAGTCACCAGTTACACAACTGGCACGGGGGCGCTAGTTGTCAACGGGCTGCAAACTGCCGGCAGCGGGACTATCGCGTCGTGGGTGATATCGCAAACGTCGTTCCGCGCGATGGGCGTCGTTGCTGGCGACGCTGTGCAAGTCGATCAGGCCGTAACGGCATGGACTCGCGCCGCAACCACGACCCTCGGCACGTCGCTCAATGGCACGCTGAGTGATACCGCAACGACCGTCACGGCATTCAACGGCGTTGCCGGGGTGACGTACCACGTGCGCGCGCTCGGCGCGGGGCAGATAACTCATCATGCGACCAATCTCATCGTGACACAGGGTGGCGCGAGCATCACAACCGCCGCGGGTGCCACGTTCGACGTGGAGATGCTTACTGCCACAACGTGTCGGATCAAGAATTACGTTCCGGCGATAGTCCCAACATTTGACGGCACGTATACCCCGACGCTGTTTAATACAACAAATGTGGCCGCGTCCACTGCATTTGAATCTCGATACGTTCGCGTCGGAAACGTCGTCACTGTCACAGGGGTATTGCTGATTGACCCAACATCCGCGGGGGTCGCAACAGTATTGGGTGTGAGCATTCCGATAGCGTCGAATTTCGCATCTGCCGCCGAACTGACGGGAACTTTTCAAAGCGACAACACGTATGAAGGTCGAATCATTGCAGACACGACAAATTATCGGGCCACATTTCAGTTCACTCCTGCGGCAGATGCTGGCAATACCGCAGTTGCGTTCGCGTTTGTTTATCAGGTGATATAAATGATAACGTCAATCCGATTTGATTCCGCTGCCGGAACTATATCTGTCACGCGCGACAACGGCGCGGAAGTGACATACGCTGTCGGTCAAGAGGCGCAATATGTCGCCGACACGGGACGATCTGCCGACGATTTTGTAGCCCTCGCAGCCGCCAGTTACGTGCCAGCACCCATCGCTACCGTCCGCGCCGCCGCGTGCGCCGCAATCGACGCTCAAGCCGGCGTTACGCGCAAGAAGTACATCACCGACGCCCCAGGGCAGGACGCGACATACCTGAAAAAAGCTGCCGATGCTGCGGCGTACAAACTAGCTGGGTATCCGTTCGCAACCCTGACAGACTACCCGTGGGTGCGCGCCGAATCGCGAGCCATACACGGCGCGTCGCCGACTGCGGCGCAGTGTCAAACTGCGTGTGACGGGATACTCGCCGAAGAAGCCGCAATCGCGCAAAAGGGTGCCGACATCGAAGAGGCCCGCCGCACGGGCAAGATCGCCGTCGGTGCCGCTCAAACCCCCAGCGACGCGCATACGGCGCGTGACGCGGCAATCGTCGCACTGGTGGCACTATGATGCGACTGGCGATGTATAAGGGGCGCGGCAAGCCTGGCAACTATCTGACGCGGTGGTGGACTGGCTCACGATACTCACACTGCGAATTGGTGATCGACGGCGTGTGCTATTCAGCCTCGTTCATGGACGGCGGCGTGCGCGCCAAAGAAATCGACCTCGCCAGCGGGCGCTGGGATGTGATCGACATTCCGTGGGGTGATAAGTCGCACGCGCTCGGATTCTTTGACGCGACGCGCGGTGCTGGGTACGATTGGCTTGGCATACTCGGATCGCAGTTCATCAATCGCCGGATGCACAACGTTCATCGGTGGTTTTGCAGTGAGTGGGTCGGATGTGCCATCGGGCTACCGCACCCGGAGACGCGCTCCCCGGAGACGCTGATGGAAGTGATTCAGTTTTTGAACGACGGAGGGTTTGGAAATGGTTGACGTGAGTTACATGCTCAACGCGCTCGGAGCAATCATAGGGTTCACGTGCGCACTGATTGTCGCCATCGTGTCGTGGAACTGGAATCGGCTGCACAAGAAGATCGACGAGATTGTGACGACCGTGCGCGTCCTGGCCGAAGAGGTGCGCAACGACATCAATGACCATGAGGTGCGCATCACCGTGGTCGAGCGGCATCTTGAGATGCGGCATCGGAAGGGTGATTGAGATGAGCAGTCGCAGCATTGACGATTTGGACGAATATACACGACGCGCTGCGATCGTGCATAAGCAGTTATGTGCGGCAGACGGCGTAGATTTGCTTATCTATTGCACCAAGCGCGACAACGCAGAACAGGACGCGCTCTACGCAATCGGCAGGACGCTGCCTGGAAAGATTGTCACCAATGCCAGGGCGGGAGAATCCGCACACAACCCCGATGAGAACGACCACGCTCACGCATACGACTGCTGCCCGATGATCCACGGCAAGCCGATGTGGGACGGCAGTCATCCATCGTGGCGCATCGTCATTGCCCGCGGAGAAGAGGCCGGACTTGTTGCTTCGGCGAGATGGACTGGAAAGTTGCGCGAGACGGCGCACTTTCAAGACCCGGCATGGAGGAAACCGTGATGATGTGGATCGAGCAATTCTGGAACTGGGTGGATCGTCGCGTCGTTGTTCGCCGAGCAGTGCTGTCGTTCACGCTGTACATGACGTGGTATGGCGTGCATAAGGCATGGGAGTACGCCGCCGCATCCACGCTCGACGGCCTTGGAACTGCTGCGGTAATTGCCGCAGTGCTGGCACCGATAGCTGCGCTACAAGGCTTCGCATTCGCCAATTACACGAACGCGAGGAAAGAATGAACCGCGTAGCCGCAGCACTCGCCGCGCTCGTAGTGTTGTCGCTTGGCATGTGGCTGCTCGGAGCATCACACGTTCAACACAAATGGGATTTGGAGCGCGAGCGTCTGCGCACCATTGCGGATCAGGCAAAACAGCAAAGCGATGCTGCAAGACATGCCGTTGAAGAACAACATCGAAAGGATATTGAACATGCGAAATCTAAAGCTGGCCGCACCGCTATTTATGCTTGGCTTAAGTCTCACGGCCTGCTGCCCGATGGCACTCCGGTGTCAGGCTCCGGTGGTGGTCAAAATGCAGGTGCCTGCGTCACTGATGCTACCGGCGGCGAACACGGAACTGGCGGCGGCATTGAGAGCTTCGCGCTCCGATGCGGACAAGACGCGCTGACGGTCGAGGCGTGGCAGGAATTGTGTCGTGCCAATCCTGCCACGTGCGAGGTGGTTAAGTAAGTCGAGTCAGTTGGTCGATGCCGGATTCTGGTGATGCTTGCGTAGCCTGTGGCTCGGTGGCGGAAAGATTGTCAATGACACGCTGCAATGTCTTGCGACAAACAACATCGAAGCCATTACCAGAATCAACATCTGCCGCAATTCCCATAAGTTCGTAACGCAGATCAACCAGCATCGCCCGCTCACGCTTGAGCGATTCGTTCTCGGATTCGAGTCTGATTATTTTGTCGAACAGTTGAGCATATCCACCGCGAACACCTCCGTGAGTTGCGGGGTCGTTCATTGCGTCTATTAGCTTCTGGAATCCTTCGCCCATGCACTCACCGCACGGTTTTGCTCTGCTTACCCCATGCGCACATGTTCCCGATAGATCACTCATGCTTATCTCCCTTGGCGGCGGCGATTTGGGCGGATGGGCGGATGATGAGAGGTGTACCTTCTGTAATGGTATCGGGTAGCATCGCTTCCATGCGTTTGTGTCCTTCCAGAGTGTATTGCTCACTCACAAATGCAACAGGCTCCTGCTCGCTCAACCCCCGCAGCACTTCATCGCGCCCACGTTGCTCTGCAATCATTTCTGCCTCAACAGCAACAGCGGAGCCTTTTGCATAGCCCTGCTCGTAGCCTTCTTGCTTCGCGGCGGAGAGTTTTGCTGCGAATCCGTCTAGGTTATTTCCGCGAGGATTCAGCACAGCATTGAAGATGCTCGCTTGTTCTTCAAACTTACTCCGCAACTCCGCCTCTCGCTTTTGGGATTCGATGCGCTCTTGGGCGATGGCATAATCTACATATTTCGCAAGAATATCCTGCGCTCCCATTTCAAAATCGCACTCACGGATTGCTCGCGTTGCCTTCATACAATAAACTGTTCCGAAATATCCGTTAGCCTTCTCTTCGTTCATTTCTCGCCCCTCGCATAAATCGGCGCATTGCGGCACACACGCTGAGTCTTGCTGCTAGTCGCGCACCAATCCTCTGCGATCGCGCGGCGAATCTCCGGCGTGGACATTCCATAGATGAAATCCGCGCGCTGTTGCGGCGACAACTCGACGAACTGCTCCTGAATCGTTCCACGTGCATATCCGCCGCTTGCCCAACCAACGATAAATGCGAGGCATATCGCCAGCATCGCAGCAACGCGCGCCGACTCGTTCATTGGAACACCCCGAACCAGTCATGCGCCATCACCCACACTGCCAGGACGACGAGACAGATGCCGATCACGATGCGGTCGAACAGTGGTGTGGGGTCATCCTCGACACTGAGCGGCACGGTGCGCCCGGTCGGGTCTTGCCGGTAGAAACGGACTTGGTTTGCTGGGTCAAACGGGTCAACATAGCACATTTCACACCCCCTCAGTCATCGCAGCACGTCGCTGCATGTCCGGCATATTGTTCCTATATTGCCGATGTGTCAAGCCCTAAATCTGCCAGCAATGACCGCGCCTCTGTGACGTACCACTCTCGGTCGAGGTCGTCCGGTAGCGTGTCTGGCAGTTCCATTAGCGGGCGACACCCTTCGGTGCGTGCCACAAGTCCACCAGCGGGCGTAAGGATGCAGCCAGTCGCCCCACAGGCCATGTACCAACGCACCGCCTTGCCCAAGTATTCCGCCCCCTGCATGACACGCTCCCGGTGCTCAGCATATATCTCCCGCAGCGTGTCGTTCCTTATGCCGATACCGAGCGGCACACCGCCAGCCTGCAACACCTCGCGCATCTCGCGCAACGTGGTCGATTTGGGCAATGCGGCAGTCGGCAGATATGATCCACCGCCTTTCACTTGCCGCACATAGACGAATTGGCGCACGTCATTGCAAGCATACACAGTGTCGCGCAGGGGCGTGCCGTGGGCTAGATACGCCACGACCGCATCGACGCACACTTGCCCGGTGGGATTGGGCCAGCCGGACGCGCCTGGCTCGGGAGGGGCGTATGCGCCTTTGAGTTTGACGCCACCGTCGGCCGTGATGCCAACGTATGAATTCACATCCCGGCACGCGAGCAGAGAGTAGTCTGACATCTCCATCTCGAACTGTGTGATAGACTCCCACCACCTTATGATGTTGTCGGCAAGTGCGTCGTTCGAGCGGTCAGTATAAATAACGATACCGTCGGTGTTGGCACTGACAGTTTTAACGCCGCACAAATGCAGCATTTCGATCAGCATGAGAAGTGACAACTGCCCGGTGAGCGTCATCTGAATAAACTCGGATGGAGCGAACATGATCGACCACATCGAACTGAGCTTCCCCCCTACCCCGTTCAGCAAGGTCTTAAGTGAGTTGGCTTTTTTCTTGTCGCCAATGCGCTTGGCTTCGATGCGGGTAGCCTTCCAGCCGGAATAGTGCTGCTGAAATGCGGGGCCGATTTGTTTCGGGTAAATTCCGAGGCGAACGATCAGGCTCGGGTAGTAGCTGGCAACGTCCGGCATCCTGAGTGAGTGCGTTGCGTCGGCGCGATACACGACGCGCGACTCCGTGCTGTGTAGCCCGCCAGTGCCCATCGCGTAATCCATCTCCCCGATTCTGACCAGTTCGTGTGCCCACTCTTTCGGACGTTTCGCCCATGAACCGTGAGCGTCAAGACGTTCGGCAGTGTCGGCCCAATCCATCAGGTGATTGTCGTACGCTGGCGCGACACCTCCAGAATACGTTACTGCAAATGGCGCAGACGCGATGCGTTCCAGCACGTTACGCATCTGCACGGTCTGAAACCTCAACCACTCCGGCGGACGGTAATAGAACTGCGTGCCTGCCGGAATGTGCGGGCGTTCCACTTTGAACGGCAGCAACGATTTCATCACCGCCTCGGCGATCTGTGCGTCGGATTTGCTGCGGAGGTCGATGCCGTACTCGGCGGACATCTCTTCGCGGAGTTTGAGTTGCGATTGGAACGTGTTAAATAGTTCGCGCGTACCGGCGAGGTCATTCGCGCAATACGTGCGGCACTGCACGCGATCATGCCACTGGAACCGCGCGTCAGGATCGAACGGTAAATCTTGCAGCTTCGGCGCATGTTGCTTCGCCATGTACATTTTGAGGCTGGCCTGCCCAGGCGCAACTTCGATCATGTCGATGGTGTCGCACCAGTCGAGCGGCTGTACGTTGTGCTGGCGAAGTAAGTCCCAATGCTTCACTTGATGCACGATGAGTTGATCGCTCATGTATTTCAGCGTGGCGTTGTCTGCACCGGCAAGCGCGAATGCGATCATCGGCATGTCGTAGTTATTGCCGTTGAACGTGATGATGGTGTGTTGCGACAGTGTTCGACGTAGGCCCGCGATGTCCAGCGGATGATCCGGTGCGAGTTGATACACTTCGCCGGTATCAAATTGGCAAAGCCAGTAGTCGTGCACCACTTCTGTATCCGCCACGCTGGTCGTATGCGTCGTGTGGGCGAGCGTAGCGCTACATCCGCACCACGGGCATGACGGTAGCGTGGGGGCGTAACCCATTTCACAATTCTCACAGATGAGGCGGCTCATTTTTGGAGCATCCCGTGAGCAATCCGCAATAACGTCGCGTCACCTTCTTGCAAAACTTCAAGTAACAATGCCTTCTCAGCAAGATACACTTTTGCGAATGTCTGATCATGCGCGGTAATGCTTTTCGTGTTGTCAATCAAGTCGGCCAGTTTGATAGTTTTCGCAGCAGGCGATGCCACCGATGTGTGAAATCTGTCACGCGCCTTGCGAGCAGCGCGATTTCCATCTGACGGTCTACTAACGTCCGTCAGCATTTCAACCAGTGACGCAATCTCAGGTGTGAACATTTTTTCAATAGCCCACAATGTCGCGTGTGTATCTTCAACTGCATCATGCAGCCACGCTGCGCACAGCATCGCTTCGGTATGAGGAACGCTACGCACCAATTCGACCACCGCTGCCGGATGGTTTATGTACGGCTCGCCAGTGTATTTTCGTTTCTGCCAGACAGCATCGTGGCAACGTGTGGCGTATTCTCGCGCTCGCATCTCCATACTCATCCCCTCATCCCCATTCTCCGCAAAGCGGTCAAATACTTCACACGCGCCGCACTCTCACACCTGTCAGGCGGCGTATCGCCAACATCCCAACACTTGCCGCACTTGCGACAATAAATCGTGTCCTGGACGCGGTAGGTGTTATGCACGTCGAGCAGCCCACGGGCGCATCGGAATCTTGCGAACGTATGTGACGCGCAGCCCGTCCGCGACAGCTTCGAGCATCACGTCGTGCCCAAGTTGCTCCGCAGCAGCGACACGTTCGTATAAATCGAGCAATGACCAGCTTTCTCCGAGTTTAGCTTTCGGATAAAGCCACATGGTTTTTGATGGGCGATAATCGACACTATCGCAATAGTCCCGCATTTCAGTCAGCAATCGTTGATACGGCGTTACAGGTTTGTATTTGCTCATCTCTCATACCTCTCTGTCTGATTACGTTCCACCTCTGGATGCGAGTAGCAATACTTACTGCCCTCCCGATGCGGAAACCAATAACCACCACAATTGCACGCCTTGCCCAATTCGTGCCGGATGCGCCACCAATCTATCGCCCACTTGCGAGCGCCACATCCGGGGCACCGTGGCTGATACCGCACCGCTGCGTAATCGTCGGGCTTGCGTGACAGACTCTTGCGAGTGAAGCACACGCGCCCGTTGATACGATTGTGGCAGCGGCACGGGATGGTCATGCGAGGTCACGCCGCGCCGATTGCTACTTGCTGTGCGAAGCGCCGGCATTCGTCATGCCACCCTTCAATCATCGCAACGCCGGCATCGTCACTAACGTCACCCATGCCGTATTGAAGTCGCAACATGGATTCCGCGCCAGCATAGAATGCCCTGCGCATTTCCTGTCGTTGCATTTGTGGCGCGTCAACCGGAATTACTGTTTTTTCAAACATACACCACTGCTGTTGGATAGTGTTCATGCTCGCACCTTCTTCGCAGCGCGACGTTCGTTACGTTCACGCTCGCGTCGTTGCGCACGATTTTCATGGGGCAAACGCTGCTGCACATGGCGCTCGTCACTCTTTGTTTCAGTCAACGCATCAATGAAGTTTTGCGCCGCCTCGTAATGTCGTCTCGCTTCCATCTCTCACACCTCCATCAATTTAGCGCCCCGCACCATGCAGAGCGCCGTGTCATATTACCCGATCACCAGATACCCTTGCGCCACCATGTCCTCGTCCTTCCAGCCATTCGCAACGAACGCCTCATACGTTGCGCCGCCTGCCTTTGCGGTCATGGTCTTGCGGGGCGGCACGTTCAGAATCGCAGGATTTGGTGCCGGGGCGGCAGGGGTCGCCGCAGGTGCAGGCGCGGCGGCCGGAATCGCAGCGGGAGCAGACGAAGCCAGCGCTTGCAGGTTTCCCACTGGTGCAGCAGATGCTCCGGCAGGCAATGCTGCGGAACCGAAACCAACCTTGGACGTGTCGATCTTGGTCGATTCGATACGGGGGCCAAACGCGCTCAACGCCACAGCCACCGGATTCCAGTAGATGCCGGGCTTGCCTTTTTTTCCGTTTGCGGGCGGCTTGTTCGGTACGACCGACGCCATCACTTCGATGAAGTAGCCAGGGAGAATCTCGCCGATTTCTTGTCCGAGTTCATTTACGATCAGGCCGCTCGGGTTCTGGTCGGAGCGAACATCGGATGGGCGCACCAAGTCCTTCGTACCCTTCTGGTTGACGACGCGAATCGGGAAGGATTGCGAGAACCAGATGATCCAGTTTCCGACATAGTTCGGATTTTCGCACGGGATTTTGTTGTTCTCGTTCGGCACGTTCGAGTCACCGTCAACGATTTTCCATGCGAACGCTGGGTTAGCGATGAACGCAGGGTAGCCAGACGCGCCAACGCTGTACGCAATTGCGCCCCATGATTCCTGCTTCCAGTCAGCGCAGGTTTTTTTAATCGCCAGCGCGAAGCTGAACGACGATTTTTGCTTGCCAGTCTTTTGGTCGATAACGGGCTGTCCGTCATCGTCAGTCAGCAAACGCGCTTCGTAAAACGAACCGCCGACCATGCGGCCTACGGGGAGAAGAATGTCAGTCATTGTGTTGCTCCTTGTATCAGTGCGCCGTGATCCGCACGGCAACGGTAATCTACGGGCGTATCGCCAGCCAAGCGGCGAGACGTGTTACAGGGCTACGCTTAACGCGATCCCACGAATTTTCACCCTCGCTTTCACGTGGGATAGATTGCGGGACTGCGTCGAGCACCTGATGCACCTGTTCTAGCATCTGCTTCGATTCGTTCGCTTCTTTGACGTGATACTCGCTGGTGCTTTTCGCAGATGCGAGTTGCTTATCCAATTCGGCTATGCGTGCGTTTGCCGCCTTGAGTTGGGTCGATAATGCTGGGGTTTTTGCCATTTCGTTTCTCCTTGAGTGATATTACAGGCGGAATATTATTCCTGTTTGGTGGGCGTGTCAAGCGTCATCCGGTTCGTTTGGCGCAACCTTGTCGGACAATCTGCGAAGTCTGTCAATCTCCAATTCGAGCGCATAATCGACACTCGCCAAATCCTTCGTCCGCTGCAAATCGCCTTTAAAGCTGGCAATTTCGTTCGCCCTACGTCGCAGGATTGTTGCGATTTGATCGCGTTCGCGCGTGGTCAGTGTTTCCATCTCATACCCCCTTCCCAAACACACACGCCAATCGCCCGTCGTCAGCCACCAGCTTGACCTCACCAGCGGGTGTCTCGGTGTAGCAATCGACCACCTCGCGCGGCAAACCGGCCTTGACCGCTTGCTTCGGCGTAATCAATGCAGGCTTCGCCACCTCGACACCCATCGCCGCACCGAGCGCAAGCACCTCGTCATATGACACGCGCCACCGTTCGCGTCCAGCGCCGGACTCAGCGTGCCATCCTGTGACGCGCCGACCAGCGCGGATCGCGGCGAGGGCTTGCTGTTCCAGTCCAGTCTCAATCGCTTCGAGGCGTTTGATACCGTCGCGTACCTGGCGCAGCAGCATCCCCATGACGGCGGGAGGCATGTCGAGCGGCACACTCACGCTAGACGATTCGATTGCGCCATATCCCACGGTTAGCAATGCGGGGCAGGCGTGGCGAGCGGGGCAGTAACGGCACTCGTCGCCAGTGACGCACTCGGGGTTCGGGCCTGACATCAACGCGGCACTGGCGGCACGCCCAAGACGATTAGTATATCCCCGTAACGCCTCGCCAGATAACGACCAACTGCGCACCGGGCCGTTACGGTGATACGCGCGTGGTTGGACGATATGCAGGTTCACGGACAGCAACGTGTCGGCAGTATCGAGTCCGAGCATGTGGACGATGGCGCTGGCGTAATTCAACAGTTGCCAGTTCTCGAACACTTCGACTGGCCCCATCCCATACTTAAAATCAAAAATGTCGAGTCTCATTCTCGCGCGATTGAACACCCACACATCCGGGGTGCCCCAGTTGTCAGAATGAATGTGCGGAGCTTCGACACGTTCCTCAATATGTATCTCACACTTCATGCTTATTTCCTTTTCGTATATTTTCACTAGCAGGTAAAACTTGCAAATTGAACTCGTTGTGCAGTCCGCAAACATTTACTCCGCGCAATGGGACGATGTGATCCACATGATAATCTTCGCCAGTCAACTTTCGCATCATATCTGCGATAACGTAGAATTCTTTTATCTTCTCGGCATCCGCCCATTTTGGAGTTGCTTGTAACTGACCAGCAACGCGGCGCATCCGCATCGCACAACGTTTCCCACGATTGTTTTTCGCCCACTTTCTTGCCAGCTTAAATGCTCGTGGTTTGTTTTCCTCATACCATTTTGCAAGTAACTCTTTGTAATAGCCGGGGTGCGCCTGTCTAAACTTCCTAGACTTCTCACGATAATGCTCTGGATTTTCGGCATATCTCGCTCGACGTGCGGCGTTGCGGCATTCCTTACAATTCGGGTGACGACCATCCGGCTTATGACTGTTTCTTGTGAAACTGTCCTTTGGTAGCACCCGCTTGCAAGTGAAGCATTGTTTCATTTCACCCACCCATGGCTTTACGAACTGCATCGGTGTATATCGCTATCGCTGCTGACATTTCCTCGTCATCACATACCGGATCAACACCTGTGCGTAATGCCTGTGCCGCCAACTCATGCGCCAACGTACCCTCGGCAGACTCGTCACTATCACCCGCGTCAGGAAACGCACGCGACATGACGACACTGCCGGGGCACTGAACCCATCGTGCGGCGCTGGATGGGGCGAGTGGGGCGTGTTGTGGCGCGGCAGCGCCTGTGGTCGGGGCGATGTCTATCGCACGGGCCTGTTCGTCACGATGTCTCATTTGCTCACCTCGCTCTCGCGGCACATTGGTTTCCCATCTTTGTCGAGTCGCGGGGTGATACCTCCGAACATTCCACCTTTCACATACTGGCAACCAGTGCCGTGATCGGTGTAAAGCCGCATGTCGCTACGCTCACTCCTCGAGTCCGTATCATCGCGCGGTGAAAATATCGAAACGATAACGAATCCGGCAATCATCAACAGCCATCCGACGATACTCATTTGCTCACCTCCAACAGTTTTTCCAGATAATGCGCGGCCTTTTCCAAGTCCTGCCGGCCACCCTTTTCGTTGCATCGCGCGACGTACTTGATGACGTTGCCGCGCAGGAACCCTTTAAACTCTTCGGGAGACATCCACGCTTCCATCGCGTCCCACGGTTGCACATCCTGGGCGACGTAGTGCATTCCGCCGACTTGGCGTTTGGAGGCCGTCACAGTGTCACCCCCAATCGTGCCGCAACTGCGCCGACTTTATCCGCGTGTGTCGTCGCCAACAGCGGGATCGAATCGACACCTTCGGCCTTCGCCGCATCCAGTACGCGCTCGATGGTCATGATTTTGGCCGCGCACATCGCTGTGACACGTTGCATCAGTTGGGGGAAGGTGATGCTGCCAGTCGGCGCGGGTGCTGGTGATACGGGGGGAACTGGTACAACTGGTGCTGACGGTGCAACAAGTGCGGGTATGACTGGGGTAATGTCAGCAATAGTCGCACCTGCTGCGCCTTGACCGAAAATGCTTTCGAGTTTCACAGCGTCAGCGTTCAACTCTGGTGAACCATGGTCGCCAGCAACAGGAGCCTCTGGTGCAGCACCACGCAACTCTTCCCGCACCTGTGTCACCAGCACCAGATCGACACCACGCTTCAAACGCCACGTGCCGTCCGCGTTGATTGCTTGGCTGGACGAATGGATGCGTTCGTCCCACGGGTAGCCGGCGGAGTCAACCTGCACGGCAATAGAATTGAGCGGAACGTGATGCAGTACGGCAGGTTCTCCGCTTGCAGCATATTCGACACCGTTCTCTGAAACAGGTGCGCCAGATACCGACTGCACGAACTCTGGCTTGCGCTCGTCATCCTCATCGCCACCAGCCGCCAAATCCTCGATATGTTGCTTAAGAATCTCAGATTGACGTGTGGCGTTAGGCTCGAAGCGATGCGATACGATGCCGGCAGTCTTGCCGTATCCGGCTAACTCGTACAGATAGTCGGCGAGGCGCAATGCTTCGTCGCGGGTTGGATCGGTGATCGTGATGGTGATGCTCATTTGTTACTCCTTCGCGGTTGAGATGGTGCTAATGTAATTCTTGTTGACGGCGCTGTCAATAGTGATTTATGATGCGCAGCAATGGAGGTGGGAAATGCGTATTTGGAAATGGGAAATAAAAGTAACTGATCGTCAGACGGTAATGATGCCCGACGGTGCGAAATTGCTTGATGTGCAAATGCAAGACGGACAATGTTGCATTTGGGCGCTATGCGACCAGAGTGCGGAATTGGCTCCGAGATGGCTGGCGATTTACGGAACTGGTAATTCAATGCCAGATAATCCCGGTGAGTACATTGCAACATTTCAGATGCACGGTGGCGCATTGGTGTTTCACGTCTTTGAATTGGAGTCCGACCTGTGAGTTGCCAACACCATTATGTTCCAGCGAAACACCGCGTCACCGGCGCACCGTGTCGTAAATGTATCAAGTGCGGGAGTGTGACGACATGCGTCTAACCAACCGCAACACTTGCCCAATATGCAACCTCCCACGCGGCGCAGGTTACAAGCATGAGCAATGCAGCAAGAAGTTGCAACGTGAGGCAAACGGGCGAGACGAGCGCAAGCGTGGGACGAGGCGCTTGGATCGGTATGGTAAATTTGTGGCGGGATTGGAGTGAGTGAGATGAGCAACGAGATTCGTGTTGAGGCCGAAGTGTCACATTCTGGAACGGTACGCATCGTTGGATATGTCGGCGGCCGAGACGTGATGTCGATTTCAAATTACATATTCGGAAAATGGTATGTCGGTTCGAGTTCGTGCTTACCGTCTGACCCGATTGTAGCCGAAGCATATGTGAAATGCTGCGTCGAAGTGTTTGCTGAGATGCACAGACGCCAAGCCGCATGACCATCCAACTCCGCCCCTACCAAGCCGACCTCAAGCGCGACATTTACGATGCGTGGCAACGTGGCGCGCGTAATGTGTTGGCTGTGTCCGGCACTGGCTCCGGCAAGACAGTCGTGCTGGCCGACATCATCCGTGAGCACGACTGTGCGAGCGTTGTTGTGGCACATCGGCACGAACTGGTGAGCCAGCTTTCAATTGCACTTGCGCGTGACGGTGTACGCCATCGTATCGTCGGACAACAGGCTGTCATCCGCAATTGCGCCAGCCTACACTTGTCCGAGATTGGTCGCAGTTACTATGACGCGAATGCGCGTGTCGCTGTTGCCGGAGTTGACACGTTGATTCGCATGGACGGAACTGATCCTTGGTTCTCGCGTGTCGGATTGTTCGTATGTGATGAAAGCCATCACAACCTGAGAGCCGCAGTTGACGGAGGTAACAAGTGGGGAACGGCTGCGGCGATGTTTCCGAATGCCAAGGGACTTGGCGTAACAGCCACACCAATGCGCGCAGACGGGCGCGGTCTGGGTCGTCATGCTGACGGCATATTCGACGAGATGGTGCAAGCGCCAGGTATGCGCGAAATCATCCGCATGGGTTATCTGACCGACTACCGCGTGTATGCGCCGCCGTCCGATATTGATCTGTCGGGAGTCGGGCTGTCTGCGTCCGGCGACTACAGCCCTGACCCATTGCGCAAGGCTGTTCACAAATCTCACGTGGTTGGCGATGTGGTGCAGCACTACCTGCGTGTGACACCGGGCAAGTTGGGCATCACGTTCGCCGTTGACGTTGAGGCCGCGAGTGAGATTGCAGCGGCGTTCCGCGCGGCAGGCGTGCCGTCGGAGGTGGTTAGCGCAAAGACGCCGGACACAGTGCGCTACGCGATCATGCGGCGGTTCGCTGCGGGCGAAATCAAGCAGGTGGTCAACGTCGATCTGTTCGGCGAGGGTGTGGACATTCCTGCTGTCGAGGTTGTGAGTATGGTGCGGCCGACGCAGAGCTTGGGGCTATACATCCAGCAATTCGGCCGCGCGTTGCGATTGAAGGAGGGCAAGGATTATGCCGTGGTGCTCGATCACGTCGGAAACGTGGCCCGCCACGGCCTCCCCGACGCACCGCGCACCTGGACACTCGACCGCCGCGAGAAACGCGGCAAATCTCGCCTCGTTGACACCATCGCCGTGCGCACGTGTCCGAAGTGCATGGGGGTGTACGAACGGGCCGCACATGGGTTTACGTGCCCATACTGCCACCACACGGCAGAACCCGCCTCACGATCCAGCATCGAAGCCATCGACGGCGACCTCTACGAGTTAGACGCCAATACGCTTGCCCGTATGCGCGGAGAGGTAGATGCGGCAGTCAAGTATCATCCTGATCGCGTGGTGCAGATGACGCTGGACAAGCGGCACAGGGAGAAGCAGGCGGCGCAGGAGTTGCTGCGGGCCGAGATGGCTCGGTGGGCGGGTGCTAGGAGTGATGCGACAGACGAGGCTACGGTGCGGAGATTGCAGCGGGAGTTTTATCAGGTGTATGGGGTGGACGTGCTGAGTGCTATGGCGCTCGGGGCGCGTGAGGCGGAAGAGCTAATGGGGAGGATGCAGGGATGAGTGATAGCGAAACCTTAATCCAACAACGTGTCCGCATCGCAGCGTCGGCTCGGGGGTGGCGGCTGTTCAGGAACAACTCAGGGGTTGCCATAAACCCCGACACGGGGCGTCACATACGCTATGGCCTGGCGAACGAATCGAAGCAGCAAAACGCCGAGATAAAATCCTCCGACCTGATAGGTATCCGCCCAGTGGTCATCACGCAAGACATGGTGGGCACGACCATCGGGCAATTCGTATCGTTAGAGGTGAAAGCTGCAAAATGGCACTACACCGGCACGCCGCGAGAGGTGGCACAGAAGCGTTGGATAGACATGGTGCGCTCGCTTGGGGGCGTGGCGGGGTTCACTACGGGGGAGATTGAGGAATGAAGCAACTATACTGTGGGGACAATGTGACGTTGATGCGCCAGCATCTACCGGACGAGTGCGTCGATTTGACCGTTACATCACCGCCATACGATAACCTGCGAACCTACAATGGGTACGAATGGGATTTTGAATCACTCGCAAAAGAATTGTGGCGAGTGACGAAACGCGGCGGTGTCGTCGTGTGGGTGGTCGGAGATGCGACTGTCAACGGAAGCGAGACGGGAACATCATTTCGCCAAGCGTTGTTTTTCATGCAGTGCGGGTTCAATATGCACGACACGATGATTTGGGAGAAGCCTCATTTTGCGAATCCGTCGAGCAATCGCTGCCACCAGATATTCGAGTATATGTTCGTGTTCTCGAAGGGTGTTCCAAAGACGTTCAACCAGATACGCGACGTGCCGATAAAATACGGCAAACCGTTCGGAAAAACGTCGCTACGGAAACAAAACGGCGAGATTGTTAATTCTGAAACTGTGCGAGAGTCACAAGATGAATTCGGAGGACGCAAAAACATCTGGAAAATAAATACTGTCGGGCAAGAATCTGTCGGAAAGAAGCAGGCTCACCCCGCAGCGTTCTCCGAACAACTTGCGCACGATCACATTGTTAGTTGGAGCAACGAATGGGATGTGGTGTTCGATCCGTTCATGGGTAGCGGCACGACAGGTGTGGCAGCATTGCAAACGAATCGAGTGTTCATTGGTATGGACATATCTGACGAATACGTGCAAATGAGCCGTCTGCGTATTGACACATCCGTCAACAAGCCTCATGCTCTCCCAAACTCAACCGCGAAGGAGTAACAAATGCCACGTCTAACAACAACGCTTAACTGCATCCGCGCCGCGTCGCCTTGCAAATCTGGCTGGGAGAAACTGCTGAAACATCTCGACAAAACCGCTGCTGATGACGACACGCTCGATCTGCTGACCGTCCTCGAATCAAACGGCGTACAAGACACGCTGTGGTGCTTGCGTGCAACAGTCGAGGATTCGCGCCATGCGTGTGTCGAGTTGGCGTGTCGATTCGCAGAGCAGTCGTTGCATGTTTTTGAGGCCGCATATCCTGACGACAAGCGCCCACGTGAGGCGATTCAAGCGGCGCGTAATTTTATGACGGGGAAGATTTCGCAGGATGCCGCCGCCTATGCCGCCTATGCCGCCGCCTATGCCGCCGCCTATGCCGCCGATGCCGCCGATACCGCCCGTGCCGCCTATGCCGCCGCCTATGCCGCCGATGCCGCCGATACCGCCCGTGCCGCCTATGCCGCCGATGCCGCCGATGCCGCACAAATCGAAATCGTGCGCCAATATCTGTCCGAGTGACCCAAATGCGCCAAACCCCCCAACTCCGCATCCGCACCATCCTCGCCGCCGCGCTACACCTGGCACGTCGGCACGGCTACACACGCATCACGCGCGCCATGATTGCAGAGCGTGCCGGATGTAGCGCAAGTCTCATATCGGCACATGTGGGCGATATGATGCAGGTGCGGCGCGCGGTGATGCGCGAGGCGGTGCGTGTCGAGGACTGGGTTGTCGTGGCGCAAGGGATTGTGGCACGTGATCCGGTTGTGGCACGTTTGCCGGTGGCGGTGCGCGCGCGGGCGCTTGCAGCGATTGGTTGACAGCGCGATGAGTCGCCGCTACTATCCAGTTCGACGGTCGGGGGAGCCTGCGTAAGTTTCGGGTGCTTGTTCCACCTGAAAGCCGTCACCTACTCACTCACTGTCGAACAAGGACTCTAAAATGCAACCAATCCAAACGCACTACAACGGGTATCACTTTCGCTCACGTCTTGAGGCACGTGTCGCTATATTTCTCGACAACATCGGTTGGAAATGGCGATATGAACTGGAAGGTTTTGAATTCTCTGATGGAACGCGCTATTTGCCGGACTTCTTGGTGATTGATCCGACGACTGGCGCGGGGCTGTTTTACATCGAAGTGAAAGGTCAGAATCCGACGCCGGACGACTTGCACAAGGCCGCAGAATTGTGTACCGATTCAAAGCTGCCAGTGGTGTTCATCGTCGGCGAAATTGACGCGCGAAAAATTTGTGGCGGGTTGCTCGGATATGTTTCGAACGAAGAAGTCGGGTATCACGAGATGAACTTCTCGATCAGTTACTACTGTTGGAACAAATGGGGTGAGCCTGGCTATTGGGTCGAAGATGATCCGTGCGACAAAACTATCTCTGCGTGCATAGCTGCGCGGTCTGCGAGATTCGAGCACGGTCAGTCGGGGGCGCTATGACTTACACCAAAATTCCAGCAGCGATGCGCGCTGCAAAACAATGGCTCGTTTGGAAAGCCGTATCAGATGACGCATCTGCAAAACCTCGCAAAGTCCCGTTCTATGTGTCGGGAATACCACGACAAGGAACCCTTGACTCGCCGGAAGATCAGGCGAGATTCGGCACATTCGACGACGCAGTGTCGGCGATGTCAACCGGGCAATACGCGGGTCTAGGATTTGCACTAACAAATGGGTGGCAGGGGATTGATATGGACAAGATGTCTGAGCGTATCGAACTCAGCGCATACGCTTCCATACTGTCGGCAGTGACGTATTGTGAGCGATCACCGAATAAGGATGGCGTTCACGCCATAGGATTCGGCACACCATTTCAAGCTATAGGGAGTGCCGACGACGGTATTGAAGCGTATTCGGCTGGGCGCTTCTTCACCGTTACAGGAGATGCTCTTTCGGAACTAACACCGTCCGACATCTCGTTTTATGTCGAGTCCGTGTTGCGCCAGGCCCGTGGAGAAACGGTGCGACTTGAGCGCACGCCAATACAGTACGAAGAACGAACCGACTTCGACATTGCTGAACTGCGTGACGCACTGTCACACGTTCCCGCTGATAACCGAGACACATGGATACAGGCTGGACAGGCGTTATGCAAGCTCGGAGATGCCGGATTCGAGCTTTGGATGGAATGGTCTGCGACATCGGAAAAGCATAATCCGAAACAGGACGCTCGGAAGTGGCGGTCTTTTCGCGGTGAGCATACGGGCGTTGCTCGCATATTCACACTTGCCGAAGAACACGGCTGGGTCAATCCGAAGCGCCGCAAACCGCTCGACACATCCGCCATTGGATTCGGGCAAGGAATGGTCGCAACACCAGTAACGGAACACTCGCTGCCGAAGGCCCGCGTAGTAACAGGTAGCCGGCTGATTTCACCAGAGCAGCAGATGAACACGCTATTCGCAGGCTGCGTGTATATCGGATCGGAGAACCGCATCCTTGTGCCGGGCGGATGGCTTCTAGACCGTCAACGGTTCGACAACATGATTGGGGGCTTCTCGTTCATCATGAACAACGAGAACGCTGGCGCGCCGAGCAAATCGGCGTGGGAGGCATTTCTGCTGAATCAGGCCTACGACGCGCCGCGCGCCGAGACGACGTGCTTCCGGCCGGAGTTGCCTCCAGGTGCATTGATCCGTGAGGGCGGCCAGCGTCTCGCAAACATCTGGTGGCCGATTGACACGGTGCGACGCGAAGGCGATGTTGCGCCGTTCCTCGATTACATGCAGCGCGTGTTGCCGGATGAGCGCGACCGAACGCTATTGCTGAGTTACATGGCGGCGATGGTGCAGAACCCCGGTGTGAAGTTTCAATGGTGCCCGGTAGTGCAAGGTGCGAAAGGGAATGGTAAGACATTGATTGGAACAAGCATCGAGCGCGCGCTGGGTGATAGGTACTGCCATCGCCCAAACAGTGCCGACATCGGAAACAAGTTCACAGGATGGCTTCGGGGCAAGCTGGCGATCATCGTCGAGGAACTGAGCACACATGAAAAGCGCGAGTTGCTGGAAACGCTTAAGCCGCTCATAACGAACCGGCGCGTCGAGATGCAAAGCAAAGGTTCAGATCAAGTCACGGGCGACAATCGCGCCAATTTCATCATGTTCGTCAATGGTAAGGGTGACATGCCGATCGACGAAAACGAGCGGCGCTACGGCCTGTTCCACATGGCGCAGCAGGAATACGCTGACATCGTGCGGGATGGCATGGGTGGCGAATACTTCCCCAACTTGTTCAAATGGGCGGATGGCGGGGGCTACGAGTGCATATCGCACTATTTGTACACGTTTGCCATACCTGATGACATGAATCCTGCTGGCAAACTGCATCGCGCGCCACGCACGTCGAGCACAGATGACGCTATCGCGCACTCTCTCGGGCCATTGGAGCAAGAGTTGAAAGAGTACATCGACGCCAATTCGACACCAGGACTGATGAACGGATGGGTTTCGAGTGCTGCGGTTAAAAAGGTGCTGGAAGAGTCCCGTCGCGCCACTTCACCACAGTTGCGCGGGCGGATATTGCGCGCGTTGGGCTATGTTGTGCATCCGCATCTGCCGGAAGGGCGCACGTCCGTTCCGACTTTTGTGGATGGTTGCAGGGCCAAGTTGTACGTCAAAAAAGGGTCGGAACTGGTGATTTTGACAGATCAAGATCAAATTGTGAAAAATTATCAGGCTTCACAAATTTCTCGGTAATTTCGACCGTTATTGGTACGGACGGCGCGAACCTAACGGGCGCGCCGTTTTTCTTTGTAAATCACGCACTTACCGATTTGCCGTCCGTGCGTCCGTAAATACTCCTATTCTCCCTCTCCACCCTCCCCCACACCCTCTCTCCCCCTATATTTTCTGTCTATCAATTTAGGATATGTAACGGACGTAATGAATGGAAGCAGTGTGTATAATGGCTTTCAGCGCGTCCGTTTGATACGGACGAGTGACGGACGAAGATGCAAATGGCTTTCAACTGCTGGGGATGGCTTTCACCCTTGACAAACCGGAATGATATGCCTTAGAGTGCAACCTGCATCGGCGTTCACCATGTGCCCGCCGGTTGACACCAACGAGCCGGAGAACCGCATGACAACCAAGCAACCAACCCCCGACCAAGTGCGAGAAGCGCGACTTGCGCTCGGCATGACCCAAGTGCAATTTGGAAAGATGCTGTATGTCACAGAAAGGGCGGTTCGCAAGTGGGAGAGCAATGCTGATTCGGTAAATATCGGCATGCTTGAATGGGAGAAAGTGCAAGTTGCGTTGGCGGAGGTGGCATGATCGACACGCTGCGCAATCTGGCACTGTCGTGCCCCGGCCAGAATCGTCGGTTCATCATCGGGCGTGACCTGATGCCGAAGCTGCGCAAAGTGCGACTTGCTACCGGCGCGCGGCTTGTCACGGATGATTGGGAAACGATACTCGGGTTGCCATTTGATCTGGTGCCAGGTGGTCGCGTGGGAATCATGTGTGACGCGCCGGAAAGTGCGACCTGAAAGTGCGACCTGAAAGTGCGACCTGAAAGTGCGACCTGAAAGTGCGACCTGAAAACTGTGCGCGCAAATCGCGCCAAATAGCCACAAAACCTAGTAGGAAATAGGGTTAAATAGCCACAAAACCTAGTAGGAAATATGGAATTGCCCCAGGGCGCGCACCTCCTCCAAAGCTACCGCGCGCCCCTTGATCCCCCACCGTAAAAAGTGGGGGATTTTTTTTTCGATAATTCCCACCGGTGCCGCGGCGATAATTCCCACCGATGCCGCGGCGATAATTCCCACCGGTGCCGCGGCGATAATTCCCACCGATGCCGCGGCGATAATTCCCACCGGTGCCGCGGCGATAACTCCCACCGGTGCCGCGGCGATAACTCCCACCGGTGCCGCGGCGATAACTCCCACCGGTGCCGCGGCGATAACTAGAAAGTTATCCACAATTTTTGCATTTTCTTTTCAATATCTACGGGCTTTGCACAATAATTAAGCGATTATTCCGTGAAAATCGCTTGACCGGAACTAAATACCTGTTAAAGTGGCAACCACTGGGCGGAACAAATGCACCAGGTAAAACATAAGGGGCTACAAAATGATTACCGTACAATTGAAGAATGGCGCAAAAATCGAACTGACTCTTGAGCAATTCCTGAAATCTAACCTGCCGGCAGTGCTGGCTTAATTGGGGGATAGGAAAATGAAATACGCCGACTGCAAGAAAATCAAAAACTTCTGCGCCGACCTGTTCAGCACGCCAGACTGGCGCGAAGTTGTGGAAAGTATCGAAGCTGGTGCCGACGATTTTACGGTTGACAATGTGCGTTTCATCAACAGCGCCGACATTGACCGTATCCAGACGGAACAGCTCGGGGATGATTTGTACATTCTCGGATGTTTTAACGCATGGTTCATCGCCGACGTGGCAGGAATAGATCAGGAGGTTATCGAGGCAATGCAAAAGGCAGAAGCATTTGAGGCTATCGGCAAGCTGATTGTCAGCTTGGGTAAACTTGACGAACTGCAACAGGCTTACGCCAGCGCCGACGGATACGGGCATCACTTCAACAGCTATGATAATGGCGAGGATGAACTGACCATTGACGGCACGCTGTATCACGTATTTGATGAGCGTTAATCATGCGCACCTCATACCTGCAACAATTGATCCGCTGGCATCATCGCCGCGCATTGTGGGCGCGCGTATGTCCGATTAGTCAGATAATGAAGGGGGAATAAATTATGCTAACGATATGCAATAAACCCTGCGCGGCTTCCGGCCTGATTAGCTACCGCTATATGGGCGGCTATGGCTGGATAATGATAGGCGCAAAGAATGACGCCGACGCACTGTCGGAAGCCGCGCGCAGTACGCGCGAGCCAATAACTGCGGATCGCTTGCAAGTTTGGAACGGTGCGCAATATGCGCCCGTCGAGGTATAACCCCATGCTCTACCTGCTCGCCCTCTTGCTAGTCATCCTATCGCGCCCGCCCCGAGAATAGCGGCGCACCCTTTAACCCCTGGCGCATTGCGCGCCACTTGTCCCCGGCTCTAACAGGCTGGGGATTTTTTTTTATTTGTGCCCTGCTGATCATGCTGCCCTGCTGATCATGCTGCCCTGCTGATCATGCTGCCCTGCTGATCATGCTGCCCTGCTGATCATGCTGCCCTGCTGATCATGCACCATAGCCGCGCATCATCCGCCCATGTACTACCCTATCCGCTAGGATCAATCGCTGCGCCTAGCCCCGTGTAGTCCATCCTGGCACGCATCCCCCAAAACCCACTAGAACGCGCTATAAGCGCATCGAGCGCGCGGATAGGTGTAGGTATCAAGTAGCTTGCGATAACGCCTTGGCGACCTCATAGCGTGCTGGGGCGGGTCTAATCTCTGGGGGCTTCCCACCCATAGAC